AGCGTCTGTCTGTGCGTACGGGTGCCCGCCGCCCAGGGTGCAGCAGATCACGTACATCGAACAAAGGAGCGAACGTGCTGAAAGACCGGCTGCGGATCCTCCTGTTGGACTATCGCTGGCGGCTCCACAAGATCCCCCAGCGCATCTGGATGAAGCTGGCTTGGTTGATGCCCAAGCAACTCGCCTACTGGGCCACCATCCGGCTTGGGGCGCATGCCACGACGGGCGTCTACGGGAACCAGATCGTGCCGGAGCTGCGCTTCATGGACGCGCTCCAGCGGGGGGAAGCCAAGGGCTAATGCAGGTCCCCGAGATCGTAGTCGGCCCGACGAAGCCCCGACGCTCGTGCCAGTGGTGCAGCCAGCCCCTCATGGATATCATGTCGAGCCCGGACACTGGCGTCGTGGTCTGCGACCGCTGCGACGGACCGGAGCCCGGCTGGATGGAACGGGCCAGGCGGATCACCTGGGGCGAGAAGCGCTGACGTGCCCGGCCCCCCGCCGACTCGGAACCCCCGGCGCCGCAATGCCAGGCCTGAGTGGCGCCGGCTCCCGTCTGCGGGGCGTACCGGTGAGCCGCCGGCGTTTCCGCTGGGCCGGCCGACGAAGGCGGCAACGGCGCTCTGGGCACAGCTCTGGGCAACGCCGCAGGCGACGGCCTGGGCAGACCTGGGATGGGTCCGGACAGTCGCCCGCTACACGAAGCTCGTGCTGGGGGCGGAGCGGCCGAAGGCGCCCGGCTACCTGCTGTCCGAGGTCCGCCAGCTCGAGGACCGCCTGGGCCTGAACCCCATGGCCATGCGCCGCCTGATGTGGGAGATCGTCGATACCGCGGCGGGGGACTCGGTGCCGGCGGACGTGGCCAGCCTCGACGACTACCGGGACAAGCTCGGTTAAGCCGACCAGATAGGAAGGATTGGGCAATGAGTTGGAGCTCAAACGTTGCAGCGACACTCAAGGACGAGTTCGAGGCAGCAGTGGACGCTGCGGAAGTAGCTGGCCAGGACATCAACGATCCGGCCGTCAACGAAGTCGTCACAGCGGCCAAGGCGACCGCCAAGAACTTGGCGGCGACGCACATCACCCGCCCGAAGGTCGGCGCAACGCTTGGGGGCCACGTACTCACCGATACCGAGGGCGGCCCGACCTTCTACGAGGGCATCACGGTCTCCGTGTTCGGGGCCGAGTAGATCGACCAGGCCGAACTCCCACCCGGCTACTACGTTGAGCCGGGTACGGGGGCCTGGCTGACGCTGCCCTGGCCCCCGGACCCGCTGGCCGTGCCGAGCCTGGGTCCGGGCATCGTCGCCTGGTGCGCGGGTACCGACATCGGCGAGCCCAGGCTCGTGCACCATCTGACCGGCGAGGCCTGGGAGTTCACCCGGGGCCAGCTGCGGTTCCTGCATCTCTGGTACGCCGTCCGGCCGGACGGCAGATGGCTGTGGCGTTCAGGCGTCAAGCGAGGAGCGAAGGGTGTCGGCAAGGATCCGTTCGGAGCAGCGATCGCTCTGGTCGAGCTCAAAGGACCATCCCGCTTCAGCGCGTGGGAAGGCAGTCGCCCCGTCGGTGCGGGCCACCGCCTGGCGCTCGTGCAGATCGGGGCCAACAGCGAGGCGCAGGCCGCCGACCTGCTCCGGGTGGCGAACGCCATGGTGAGCCCCGCCCTCGCCGATGAGATCGGCTGGGATCCGGGCGTGCTGCGGTCTCAGTGTCACGACGGCTCCCGCATCGAGCTGCTCACCCGATCCGAGCGATCCTCCGAGGGCGACCCCGCCACGGCGATCATCCTCAACGAGTCCCATCACATGACCCACAACTCGGGCGGGCAGGCCCTCGCCGCTGTGGCCCGCCGCAACGTCGGCAAGTCGCCCGGTGGCCAGGCCCGCGTCCTCGAGCTCACGAACGCCCATCTCCCCGGAGAAGGATCCGTGGCGGAGGACTCCTTCGAGGCCTGGCAGCTGCAGGCCGGCGGCCGCACCCGGCGCGCTGACATCCTGTACGACTCCCGGGAAGCACCGCCGGCGTTGTCGCTCCACGTGGAAGAGGAACTGCAGGAGGGCATCCGGGCCGCGTACGCCGACAGCCCCTGGACCGACCAGGACCGTATCCGGGACGAGGCGCAGGACCCCCGCATCACCGTGGCCGACAGCGTCCGGTACTACTTCAACGCCCTGCCCACAAACGAGACGGCCTGGGTGGACCCCCGCAAGTTCGACGCCGGCGCCCGGGCGGACGTCGTGGTGGCCGACAGGGATCCGCTGGCGCTGTTCCTCGACTGCTCAAAGTCCACCGACGCCACTGTCCTTTGTGGATGTCGCATCACCGACGGCCACGTGATCGCCCTGGGTGGCTGGCAGCGCCCCCACGGGGATCGGGGCACCGGCTGGCTGGCCCCCAAGGCAGAGGTCGACGCCGCGGTGCGGGCCGCCTTCGAGACCTGGGATATCCAGTGGTTCGGCGTGGACCCCTCGCCGGCCAGAGATGACGAGACCGAGGCCCTCTACTGGGCACCCCTGATCGACGACTGGCACCGGGACTTCCGGGAGAAGGTCATGGTCTGGTCGACGCCAGGCCGGGAGCGGGGCAACGCCGTCCTCTTCGACATGCGGATGTCGGCCCATGGGGGCCTCGAGCGCAACCGCCTGTTCACCGAGGCGGCCGAGATGACGGCGGCCGACATCGACGAGCACGCTACCCTCACCCACGACGGGGACCCGATGCTGCGTCTGCACACGCACAACGCCCGCCGGCGGCCCAACCAGTGGGGCGTGACCCTCGGCAAGCAGTCCCGGGATTCCAAGCGCCTCGTCGACTACGCCGTGGCCATGGTGGGGGCCCGGCTCGGCCGGCGCCTGGTGCTCAACAGCGGGAAGATCCGGGAGAAGGCCCGCTCGGGGGTGATCTGGTAGGTGCTGGTTACCACACTCCCCCCGGAGATCCTCGAGGAGGTCGCCGAGCTCGATACAGGCCTGACGCCGACCGACGCCCTCGACCTCGTCGCCAAGGACCTCATGCCGAAGTACGTCATGGAGCGCCGCAACCTCGACCGGATCGACCGCTGGTGGCGCTGGGACCACGATCTGGCGCACCGACCCCGCCAGGCGACGCCCGAGTACCGGGAGCTGATCAAGCTGGCCCCCACGCCGTGGCTCGGCCTGGTGGTCACCGAGCTCGCCCAGGGGCTCTTCGTCGAGGGCTACCGCCGGGCGAAGGACCCGGACAACGCCGGCGGCTGGCAGTACTGGCAGGCAAACCGTATGGACGGCCGGCAGATGGGCATCCACCGCGCGGCCCTCGCCTACGGCCTCTCGTACGCCACGGTGCTGCCCGGCGAGGACCCGCTCACCGGCAATCCCATGCCCATCATCCGTGGCTGCTCGCCTCGTCGGGGCATGGCGTTCTACGAGGACCCGGCCTACGACGAATGGCCGGAGTTCTTCCTGCAGGTGGACCCGGTGGCAGCGTCGAAGTGGAAGGTCCGCCTCTTCACCGAGCAGGAGGTGCATCTCTTCTCCGCCGACACCGGCGGCAGCTCGCTCACCCACGAGGGTGTCCGGGTCCACGCCATCGGCGTCTGCCCGGTGGTGCGGTACTCCAACATGCTCGACCTCGAGGCCCGGGCCGACGGTGAGGTGGACCCCTACATCGCCGTGGCGGGCCGGATCAACCAGACCGTCGCCGACCGCCTCATCGTGCAGCGCTTCGCCTCCTGGAAGGTGCGTACCATCACCGGCATGGCGAAGCCGGACGATCTCTCCGAGGCGGACCAGGCCAAGATGCGCCTGAAGATCGAGGACATCCTGATCGCCGAGGACCCCGACACGAGATTCGGCACGCTGCCCGAGACCGGCCTCCAGGGCTTCGTCGAGGCCCGCGACGCCGACATCCACGACCTGGCGGCGGTGACCCAGATCCCCCCCTACGCCCTCCTCACTGGCAAGATGTCCAACCTGAGCGCCGATGCCCTGGCCGCCGCCGCCGCGGGCCTGAACAACAAGATCATCGAACGTCAGCACGGCTTCGGGGAATCCCACGAGCAGACACTCCGCCTGGCCTGCTCAGTTGCCGGAGACGACGTGGGGGCCAGGGACGTGGCGGCGCAGGTCCGCTGGAAGGACATGGGTTCCCGCTCCCTTGCCCAGGCCGCCGACGCCCTCGGCAAGCTTGCCCAGATGCTCGGCGTGCCCGTCGAGATGCTGTGGGAGCAGATCCCGGGCTGGACCGACCAGGACGTGCAGCGGGCCAAGGACCTGGCCAAGGAGAGCGGCGGCATGAACGCGCTGATGAACGCGCTCACCGCCTCGACGGCTCCCCCCGGGCCTACTCCGGCACCTGCTCCCGCCCCAACGCCTGTGCCGGGGCCAACTGGGGCCGGTGCCTGATGTCCTCGCTGGCCGGCCGGCAGCTGACGGAGGCACATCGCCTCGCCCAGCTCCGCCTGGGGGTCGCCGTCGTGGCCCAGATGCACAACGCCTGGCAGGTCGTCGACCCCGACGATATCGAGGGTTCCTACGACGACTGGATGCCGCTGGTGACGCCGATCGCCGCAGCAGGCAAGGCCCACTCGGCCCTCCTGGCCGCCGCCTACGTGCGGGCGCATCGCCAGCTCGAGACCGGTTCCGATGACTTCACACCGGTACAGGGGGGAGGGCTGGACGTGAAGGCGTTCACCGTCTCGATGCTCGTCTGCGGTCTCTACTCCGCCCGGGGCAACCTCGGCAGGGGCGTGGCAGTGAACCGGGCCATGGAGATCGCCGACGCACGCACCGCTGCCTCCGCCATGCGCTACTCGCTCGACGGGGGCCGGGAGACGATCACCGAGTCCGTAAAGGCCGACCGGCGGGCGGTGGGCTGGCAGCGGGTGTCGTCCGGCCAGGCCTGCGACTTCTGCGCGTCGCTCGACGGGGAGGTGATGTCCGAAGACGCCGCGGACTTCCAGAGCCACGACGGCTGCGGATGCTCCGCAGAGCCGCTGTGGGACGCAGCCTGATAGACCCGAACGCCGAAAGGGCGACGGGAGCACCCCGATCCACCCGGGCCGAAAGGGCACGGGTCCATTCCCGAAATGGGAGGCACTGATGGCAGACGATCCCCCGAAGCCTGGGGACCCGCCCAAGCCCGACGACAAGCCGGCTCCGACCAACGAGCCGGACCACAAGGCGGAGGCGGAGAAATGGAAGGCCCTGTCCCGCCAGAACGAGGCGGCAGCGAAGAGGGCAGCCGAGGAACTCAAGGCTCTCAAGGAAGCTGGCGATGCTAGCAAATCCGAAACGGAGAAGCTGGCAGCCCGCCAGGCGACCCTCGAGGCCAAGCTCGCCGAGGCCGACGCCCGGGCGTTGCGGGCCGAGGTGGCCAGCGACAAGCAGCTTCCGGCCAAGCTGGCCAAGCGCCTGCAGGGCAGCACCAGAGAGCAGCTCGAGGCAGATGCCGACGAGCTTCTCGAGAGCATGAAGCCCACGAAGGGCGACGACGAGGGATCCAAGGGCTCCGGCAACGGCCGGGCCCCCCGGACCACTCCCCGCGAGCGCCTCTCGGGTGGAGGAGATCCGTCGAAGCAAGCCGAGGAGCTCGACCCGCGCAAGCTGGCGGCGAAGATCCCCCGGCGCTGACAGTCACCGCATAGGCCCCCGGTCACGGGCTCGCCCATAGCGGTCCCTGACCAAAGGAGGCAGCACAGTGGCAAACGAATTCATCCTCCCGGAGAAGGTGGTCTTCGCCGCGCTCGGCCTGCTCGAGCGTGAGATCACCCTCCCCGCCCTGGTCTGGTCGGACGCATTCGCCGGCTGGCAGGGCAACCGCAACGACACCATCACGCTGCGGATCCCGGCCTACACGACGGCCCGCACCCGGACCCTGCGTGGCGGAGCGGCAATCGTCGTCGACGACCTCGACGAGACCAGCGTCGACGTGACGCTCAACACCGACATCTACAAGGCGGTCGGCGTGACCGACGCCGAGATGACCCTCGACATCGCCGACTTCGGCATGCAGATCCTGGAGCCGGCCACCCACGCCGTGGCCCGCGGACTCGAGGATGTCCTGGCGGCGGCCATGGAGTCGGCGACCTACGAGACCGACGTCACCGTCAATCCGTCCGATCCCTACCCGGCCTTCGTCGAGGCCCGCAAGGCCCTCAGCAAGGCGAACGTGCCCATGGGCCAGCGGTTCATGGCCGTGGGGACCAACATCGAGGCGAACCTGCTCACGAGCGACCGGCTCTCCAAGTACGACGGCGCCGGCCAGATCGCCGAGACGGCCCTGGCCGAGGCGACCATAGGGCGCATGGCCGGCTTCACGATCGTCACGCATGCGGCCCTCGATCCGGATGTGGCGATCGCCGGCCACAAGACGGCCTTCGCCCTGCCCATGAGGGCACCCCTGGTCCCCAACGGCGTTCCCTGGGGCGCCTCCCAGTCGTGGGCCGGCCTCTCCATGCGGGCCATCCGTGACTACGACTTTGCGAACACCCGGGACCGCCTGCTGGTCAACATGTTCGCCGGCTGCTCCCCGGTGACGGACCGGGGCACCCTCGACGCGCACGGCCGGTTCGTCCCCTCCGTGACGGGGGACGACGACCCGATCTTCGTCCGGGCAGTGAAGCTCACCCAGCCGCCCGAGGGCGCCAGCTAGGGAGCCTGGGTGCTGCCAGCCTTCGCCACCCTGGACCAACTGACGGCGCGTGTCGCCGGGGGCCAGGTGAACGACGCACGCGCCCAGGCGGTGCTGGATGACGCCTCGGCGCGCATCCGGGCGGAAGCGGTGAAGAGCTGGGTGGACGACGCCGGCGCCCTGGTGTCCGATCTGCCCGACATCGTCGTGGCCGTGTGCCTCCAGGCGGCGCTGCGGGCCTACCAGAATCCCGAGCGCATGACGCAGGAGGGCATCGGCACCGGGTACGTGCAGAGCAACGTCTCGGCCGACGTCTACCTCACGAAGGCGGAGCTGCGCCTCGTGCGCCGGGCGGCCGGCAACACGGGGCTGTGGACCAAGCCCACGACGAGGGGGCGGGTGGAGACTTCCATGTGGCCCTGGGAGGACATCTTCCTGCCCACGGCGATCGCCGGGGAGGGCTTCCTCGAGGGTGAGCCCATCGAGTGGGCAGGGCCGGACGGCTTCTGATGCCCAGCTCGGTGGGGGCCGCGCAGGACGGACTGGCCGCGGCGATCGCCGCTCGAGCGCTGATCGTGGCCAATACCGTCCCGGTCGACGTCGGCTTCGTCATGCCGCACCCGCCCCGGCCGGAGGCGATCTGGGTCACCGGGATCGTCCCGGACCACAAGACGGAAGACCTGACCACCGGCGTGGGAGCCAGGTCCGTGGAAGAGACCTACACCCTCGATGTGCACATCCAGGTCGAGCGGGCCGGGAGCAACGCCTGGCAGGAGGCCCGCGACGTCGTCGAGGGCTACATCGCCGAGGTGGAGGCCGCCATCGTGGCGGTCCGCACGCTGGGCGGGGCGGTGCAGGACGCATCAGCGATCGGCGGGCCGTTCTGGGACTTCCAGACGGTGAACAGCGGCCGGGGCTGCAGGAAGACCGTGGCAGTGGCCTGCCAACGATCGAGATAGGAGGAAAGCTTGCAGATCCAGGTACCCGAGCCCTGCACGGTCGACATCGCCGCTGACGGGGAGCGTCACGAGGCCTCGTTGGAGGCGGGAACGTACGACCTAGGAACAGCCTCGCCGGGAAGTGCGGCCGCACTTCGTCACCTCGTAACGCAGGGCTTCGCCACGGTGATCGAAGACGAGCCGGGCGAGGTCTCCGAGCTGGAACGCACCACAGGCACTCCCATCCCCGCAGGCGTGGTCGAGCCAACCGAGGAGGTGAGCCAGGATGGGAATTCCCAGCAGTAACGTCGCCGTCGCCTTCGGCAGGCAGAGCGCCGTGGGCGTCGGAGCACCGCCCACGTACGGCGTGGGCCTGGAGAGCGGCAAGCCGTGGAACGAGGCGATCGACCAGGGCGAGATCCCGCTCACCTCGGCCTTCCCCGGCTTCAGCGAGGTCGAGCGCCGCAGCGTCAAGCCAGGCCTTGTCGTCCCCACCCTCGCCTACGCCCGCCTGGCCGGGCTGTTCCTGTACCAGCTCCTCGGTGCCGACGTCGTCACCGGCGCCGGCCCGAACTACACCCACACCCTCACCCCGGCGAACGAGCCGTTGCCCTGGGTCGGCGCTGCGGCCCGTTATGGCGCCGAGTACGCCGCCCTCCTGGACTTGAAGGTCGACCAGCTCGAGTTCAAGTGGGCGGGGCCGGGGAAGGTCGACATGACCGCCACGCTGGCCGGGAAGACAATCTGGACGAATCAGGGCTCCCGTTCCTTCGCCGATGGGGCAACGACCAGCGGGAGTCCCAACATCACTAGCCCTGCTCTCGGGTTGCTGACCCAGGCGGACGTCGGGCGCCCGATCACAGGTGCAGGCATCCCCGCCACCACGGCGGGCGTACCGGTCAACGCCACGGCAACCGCCTCCGGTGTCACCCTCACCCTCGGTCCCTTGGCGGCCTTCAATGACGAGGCCGGGCAGCCGTACTTCTCGGGGGCGGGGGCCACGTTCCTCATGGACGCAGCCAGCACGACGCCCATCGCGGCCAAGTGCCAGGCGGGCAGCATCGTTCTCAAGCGCAACGCCGACTCGGTCATCCTGGCCGCCTCGCAGATGCCCGACGACATCGTCACGGGCCAGCTCGAGATCGCCTATTCGCTCACGCTGGTGCCCAACGATCTGACCCAGTGGTACAAGGTCGAGACGGGCAGCGGCACCGGCCTCACCCCGTCGGGCACCCCGCCGATCGGCAGCGCGGACGTCACATTCGCCTACGACACGAACACGTCGCTGCGGATCTTCTCCAACCGGGTCACCTTCCTCGCCGACATGCCCGACGCGAAGCCAAAGGGTGGATCGGCGGCCGTCACCTTCGCCGGTACGGCCTTCCGGCCCACCGGCGGCAACATCGTGAGCGCCGTGGTGAAGAACACCGTCGCCGCCTACTGATGGGACGGCGCTGGTACCTCAAGTTCGACGATGGCCAGGAACTCGAGCTCGACGCCCGCCTCTGGCCGACCGGCACCCCACTGCCGCTCAAGGACGTGCTGGCCTACGAGCGGCAGTTCCACGCCTCGCCGTGGGTGCTCCTGCGCAGCTACGAGGACGTCACCGAGGTGCCCATGAGCTTCTGGCTCTATTTCGCCTGGCGGGAGCTGCAGCGCCAGAACCTTCAGCTCGCGGGCAGGGACTACGTGGCCTTTTGCGAGGGCCTGGAGGACTTCAGGGACCTCACAACCTTCCCGGCCAACGGACAGGCCCCCAAAGAGGGTGAGGCGGCGCAGGACCCTCCTGGAGCGCTGCAGACGCCCTCGTAGCAGGGATCTCGGCGCTGTACCAGGTGCCCGCATGGACGCCGGATCCCGTCGACGGCGGCCCGCCGGCGGGGGTGCTGGAGGCGCTGCGCAGCTTTTACGAGGCCGACATGGAACGAGCCGCGGCGGCGGCGGCCGAACGGAAGCGACTGGATCTTCAACGCAGGCTCAAGGAGATGACCGGCTGATGGCACCAGTGATCGAGTTCGTGAACCTGGGCGAGTTCACGGCCGCCGTCCGCAAGGCCGTTGCAGGAGCTGACGCCGCTCTGCACAAGGGGATCGAGGAGGCGGGCAAACCGGTCCTGGGGCGGGCGCAGGAGCTCTCCCCCTCCCGCAGGGTGGCGGCCGCCGGGCGCCTCCAGGTAAGCGGGAGCGAGGGCCAGATCATCTTCCAGAAGGACTGGGCGGAGGCGGCGGAATGGTCCCGCAAACCCGGCTGGATGGCCCACGGGGCGCCCGGGCGCTACGGGCACCGGGCGCTGCATGAAACGGGGACCGAAGTCGACGCAATCGTGGACAAGCGCATGGCGGACATCGTGACCATGTACGGGTGGTTCGGCTAGTGGCCGGCGGGGTGCGGGCGCTGGTGTTGCGCTACTCGGGCGATGCAACCGCGCTCAAGGCGACGGCCAAGGAGATTGAAGGCGCCCACACCCAGATGGGCTCGAACCTCGGCAAGGTCGGCACCATGATGCAGGGCGAGCTCTCCAAGCTCTCTGGCGCCTTCGGGGTGAACCTGGGCAGCGTCAAGGGCATCGTCGGTGAGGGCGCTACCGCTTTCAAGGGCCTGGCGTCGGCCGGGGGCGAGGCCGCCGAGGGGGCAGCTTCCGCCGGCGCCGGCATGGCGGGCATGGCTGGGCCGATCGGTATCGGCATCGGGGCAGCTGTGGGTATCGCAGTGGCCCTCAAGGGCGCCGCGGACGTCGCCGCCTCCATGGCCGGGGAAATCCGTAAGCTGGCGGCCATCACCGGCTCCTCGGCCGAGGATGCCTCCAGGCTCAGGGAGGAGTTCGTCCACTTCGGTGTCGACGTCGACACCGGCGGCGCTTCCCTGGTGCGCTTCTCCAAGAACCTCGTCGACGGGACGGACAAGTTCAAGCAGTGGTTCACCGCTTCGGAGATTGCCGACATGAAGGGCCAGGACCTGACCAAGGACCTGCCCCTGCTGGCCGAGAAGTACCAGTCGCTCGGTACCGCCGTCGAGCGCAACACCTTCCTGCTCGACACCTTCGGCAAGGGCGGGACGGCGCTGCGCCCCATCCTCTCGGCCAACGCTGATGAGATCGTCCGGGTGGGCAAGGAGGCCGACAAGCTGGGGCTCACCTTCGGCGCGAAGGGCCTGGCCGATGCCAAGGCGTACTCCATGGCCCAGCGGGACATGGGTGAGGCGTTCAAGGGGCTGGAGGTGTCGGTCGGCCAGGTCGCCATCCCAGCCCTCACTGACTTCATGCGTTCGGTTACCACCACCATCGAGTTCCTCCGGTCGGGCAACCGCTACCTAAACGACTTCGGCAACGCCATGCGGGTCAGCATGGCCATCACGACGGGGGGAGCGAGCGAGTTGCTCCGCTGGGCCGCTGGGCACCTGGCTGGCGGCCAGGCGGCCGACACGGCCCGTCAGGATCTGGAGGCCGAGAATCAGGCCCTCGCCGACAACGCCGCCGCCATGGAGAAGTCCGCCCAGGAGGTCACGAGCTTCGTCACGGCCACCATGAACACCTTCAGCATCGTCCCGACGGCGGTGACCAACATCGCGAGCCTGGGGACCCAGAGCGCCTCGACAGCCAAGGACCAACGCAAGCTCGCCGACGACCAGCGGAATCTCAACGAGCTGCAGGCCGCCGGCGTGATCAACACCTCGGCCCTCGCGTCGGCGGAGAAGGGGATCGAGACCGCGGCCAAGGCGGCGGAGTCCGCCAGCGTCGCATACGGTAAGTCCGTCGAGAGCGTGACGGCCCTGCAGAAGAAGGAGGCGGACGCGGCCAAGGCGCTCCAGGACATCCTGCACGGTCCGGCCCCGGCTGATGCGGCCAAGGCCGAGGAGGATCTTGGCAAGGCCCACGACGACAGCGCTGAGGCGGCTATCCGGTTCCGGGCAGCCCAGGCTGCCGCTGATACAGCCCAGGCCGACAACACCCTCACGGCCGACCAGCAGACCCAGGCCCTCCTCGACCTCGACCGGGCCAAGTTCGGGGTGACCGACGCGACGAATGCCGAGGCCGCCGCGGCGAAGGCGCTCTACGACCTGCAGCACGAGGCCGATGCCGGGTCCGCTCCCCGGGTGGCGGCCGAGGAGGTGCTGCAGAAGGCCCACGAGGACACGACAGACGGGCTGAGGGCCGAGGCCGACGCCCTCCGGGCCGTGACCGACGCGACGAATGGCGAGGCCGACGCGGCCAAGGCGCTCCAGGTCGCCCAGGCCCCCGACGAGGCCCTCGTCAAGGGGATCGCCGCGGCCCAGCGATCGCTGGCCGACGACCTCACCACCGTGGGCGGCGTGACCAAGGCGGTGGCCACCACCTTCGCCGAGTTCAAGCGCCAGATGGACGAGCAGATCACCGGGATGCTGAGCTGGGCGTCGAACATGCAGTTCCTGATGGACCACCAGGTGTCGGCGGCCATCCTGGAGCCCCTGGCGGCGCTGGGGCCGAAGGCCGGCCCCGAGCTGCAGGCGCTTCGAGACGAGGTCGTCCGTCACGGAACCGGGGCCATCAACGACCTGGGGAGCCGACTGACCACGGCCACGGGCCAGGTGACCGACCAGATGACCGCGTGGAAGACCTACTGGCAGCAGAACGGGATAGTGATCCCCGCGACGGTGAAGTTCGACGATGCGACGCTGCAGGCCATGGCCACCGGGGGAGCCATCGGCGGCGCTCACCCGATCCCGCACCTCGCCCTGGGCGGGCCGGTACCGGGGCCTGTCGGGGTTCCCCAGTGGGCGATTGTCCACGGCGGCGAGACCGTGTTCACACCCGGGCAGTTCAGCGACCTGCTCGCCGGCGTGCGGAGCATGCGCACGGCAGGAACCGCGGACATCGCCTCGTCGGGCACGGTCACCGCCCTGGAGCTCCACACGCACCTGTACCTCGACGGCCAGGAGATCGCGGACAACGTCACGACGCACCAGCTCGCAGGCGCCCGGCGCAACGTGACCACTTCGAGAGGTCTGATCTGATGGCCCTCCCCACGATCCTGGCCGAGGCGGCGTGGCCCACAGATCCACTGGCCGCGGTTCCGACCTGGGTGACGATCCCGAAGTGCCGGACTCTCAAGATCACCGGCAACCACCGCTCCGCGGCCCTGGGGCGCTTCGAAGCCGGCGTGATCAACGCCACGTTCACAAACCGGGATCGCTCACTGGAGCCGCTGTTTGCCGCGGGGGCCAATTATCCGAACGTGAAGATCCGCAAGCGGGTCCGGTTCCGTGCGGTTGCCAACGGGGGAGCCGGGACGACCTATCCCCTTGCCGTCGGCTTCATCGAAGCCGTCCCGCCCACCTACCCCAAAGACTGGAAGGACGCCGTTTCGACCCTGGTCGCCTCGGACGCCTTCCGCCTGTTCGCAGGGATCCCGGTGCAGAACCCCTACGTGATGATGGTGCTGCTCGACAACCCGCAGCTGTACTACCGCTTCCTTGAAACTTCGGGGCTGTCAGCCGGGGACAGCTCGGGCAACACCCAGAACGGGACCTACGCCGGCGGGATCACCTTCAGCCAGATCGACCCCATCACGGACGGCAGCGACCACGCCATCCTGCTCGACGGCTCAACAGGGCAGATCGCCTCGCCGCTGGCATTCTCGGGGGCCGGCACCGTGTCTGTTGAGGCCTGGTTCAAAACGACCGTGACCGGCGGCCAGGCCCAGGTGATAGCCAACCTGACCAGCGGTTACGTGGGCGGCCCGTTCCTGTACGTCACCTCCGGTGGGAGAGCCGCCTTTCACTGGCCGGCGATCGCCGCCGACGCACTGGGGCCGGTCGTCAACTCGGCGGACGGGATCTGGCACCACGTGGTC